AGGCTATCCTCGCTAGTATATTCAAAACATACGGGCTCGACTCTAAAAATTCCCACCATGATATGCATCATGGCGCTAAAAAATAAGTCGCGTATGTATGATACATAACAAGGGTGAACTCTAAAAAAGAGGAGTTCCGGCCCGTCCGGCCAGTCCTTTACGTAAAAGGAATCTGTGTTAACTCTAACACTAACCTGCACCAGGCACGGCTGTGTATATTGAAATTGTAGGACAATTTAAAAAGAAATGGAATGAAAAATCTGTTCCAATAGCAACGTAATTATTAATAACGATGTTCCGAGTTACAACTGGTGATCCAACATCAACAGATACCATGCCACGCATGAGAAATCTATCATATGCTGAGCCATCAGACTCTGAACCTCTTATTCCAACTTGACGGTTACAATATTGGAATTTATTTGGTGTGAACATTGGACATTGAACATGTAATCCAGAATTTGTTCGCGTACTAGTAACGGCTATTCCTGGCATTCCAGAGGAACGCAAGATAGACATCTCGCGTGGGATTACATTACTATTATAAGCTATATCGTTGGATCCATATCCAGCTAAATTAACAAATTCGTTTTGTTTCACAACGGATAATTCATCTATCTCTCCTTGTCCAATGACAGGAATGAAAGACCAATTTGTACTTCCACGGTATATCAAAAACAATTCAGCCAAATAAGCTAAATGAGTGTATTCGACAAAATTATAAGAAGCAGGGGTGCCATCGCTTAATTTTAAGGCTGTGTTTATACCCTGATTCGTGTATCCTGGAAGTAAAGGCATTTTAAAAAATGTTCTAGTGAATGTGAATAATTTCGAAGAGGAGTTACTCACTGCGTAATAATCAGTAGAAACATAATTGTATCTTCGCAACAATTGTCGCAATGATCTTACATTTTCTCCAAAGTGCACTAAATATTGATCATCGGGTGCCCCTTTGGTGTCACCGGATAGAATTTCCGATTGCGCCTGATAAGGTGAAAAATATTGATCAGTCGAAACATTGGCAGGATTTGCTAGCTCAAGATTCTCGGCAGCACGTACATGGACTCTAATATTGACAGTAGAAGATGCCGCAGGAGATGTTAAAACATTCAACACTCGCACGGATATAACTCCGTTATCAAAAGCTCCATCATACGGGTACGTAACTGGATTTGTACCAGCATTATCCCAACCTCTATTCGCAAGGGAATAAGTATTAGAACGCGTGTTTAAAAATTGTCGTCCTTGCTGATATGGGATACGGAAAGATACTTCCGAAGATTCGCCGATATCAATAATAGCTGTTTGAACTATGTTAACATTATCAGGTGTGTTGTAAATGTTGCGTGTACTATCTCCAGTGGGGTCATACGAAATTCTCAAGCGACCCTTGTGATACTTTGAAGCAATGACTTTAAATGTGAAGATAATATCCCCACGCCATTGCGCAAAAAGATTAGCAATATAACTCATAGGAGTCATATAAAGCAATCTTTGATTATTCGCAACATTAGTGCAATCGTATAAATTCGGTCCAACCCGACTCCAGAACAAAATTTGATCCAATGTTTGTGCAGTTGTCCATGTTAACATGCAAAGGTAAGAGTCTCTGGTCACCAAGTGATTAATGTCCATTTCATCCAGACCAGAATTTATGCCTGTTATACGTGGATCTATAGAAAGTTCGTTTTTGGGATCTAAAGTTAATTTTTGAACTGGATAGGAAATTTCGCAAGATGCAAACTGTGGGGCAACTTCGTTTCTCATAGGTTTAGTTTCATCTATGACAGGTACATTTGAAAAACCGAATATTGATGCTATGCCAGCGATGGCTCGAGCACCAATAGATGTCGCTTTAGCAAAAGGCCCGATTATAGGAATATTTTCAAAATAAGAAGCTGCTTTGGCCACTGTTGTAGCGGGTTTGCTCACCACACCATCGTAATTATCATCGGATTGCGCAGCCCAGGATACAGTTGATCCTGATAGATGCACATTCTCCATCCAAGCATAAACAACAATGGTGGCGCCTACGCCAGCGAGGGCTTGAGCATTTCGCAATTGAACATAATTAATCAACTGCATTTGTCCCATCTCTACAAATCTAGCTAAATTTCCAATTGGAATCATGTTGTCTTGTTGAATATATGGTAAAACCATAGTACCTCCTTCTGAATCTTGTGGTGAAAGCCACAAAATAGGACGCTGAGAATACAACATAAGTTCTTGTAGGGAACCACCGACCCTAATATTTTCGTCTTTATTAATGTGTCGGGGTAAATAAGATAGTGCTGCAGATCCATAGTAAAATGGAGTGGCATTAATAACAATTTTTAGGTGCAAATCGCCTCTCATAAAGGCATAATTGCGTAACTTACTGCGAACAGCGTCGTTTTGGGCCCATAATGACCACGGCGTAAAAGTCGCTAAAATACCGCGCGGATCTGATTCAACCCAATTATAATTAAAAATTCTAACTGGTCGTTTCAGAAAATCCTTGAGGTTATTGTCTCGTGTTTCGTCATGGGTGCTAAAAATCGTATTTCCTGCCATGTAACCTACAGAATCACCTTCTGTCTCGTCTACAAAGTGAACAATTTCCTGTGTGTCTGATTGGGGTTCATAAATGTCCTCCAATAAATGAGGATGCGCTATATGCGGATATAGCTCCGTCTCCACGATGTCTGGAGAATCCATCACAACATCTAGTCGTCGTGAGTTACTTTTCGACTTTACTCGGAGTCGAATGCCTGAAAAATGATTACCAACAAATTTTATGCGCTACAAAGGCTTGTTAGGCCAGCGTAACGGACTGGATATTCAATATGTGCGTCAAACATAAGGGCAACTTTTAAGCCGCACCAGATATAGTTGCACTATCTGGGGGTGTCATTTATAGTGTGACCCTAGCCATTTTTAAACATGCTCTGTTTATAAAGAGCGATTCCACGGCTACGGTCTTTAAAATCGGCAATAAGTTGATCGTAAGATGGAAATGTAGAGTCTCGTACCCACATTTCCAAATTGGCAAGTTTGACAATATTCTTAAAATATGTTAAACGTTCTTCAAAGGTTTCACGCCCATAAAAGAAATATTCACGTATAGCAGTTTCAATAACGATAATAGAATGAGCTTCAGGAGCAAGTGTACCATTATCGACATATGCGGTTAACATTTTGTTGAATGATGACGGTTCAAGTGGAGCCATATGACATTTAAGTTCTTCGTTATAGATCCATTTTCTTTTCAAAAAACTAACTTCATCAATAGAAATGTACGGTACGCTAGTGGCAGACTTATCAGCCATAGTGTATTCGACACCTATGATAGAAAGAGCCACAGAAATACGAGTATGATTAAAATTAGGGCGTTCGGGAGATACATTCATAGAATTGTCATCTCCGTATGTGACCAAATGGACAAATTTTCGAAATGTCTTCACATTTTTATCGCAAACAATATAATATGCGTAACGCATATACAAGCTATTTACGATACAATTGATGATCACTGTTAGTGGATGTCCAGATGGATTGCCGGGAATCTGAATATAATCACCGTTGAAGTCCAAATTGTGCCATATAGTATCCACACATATACCCCACATAATCTTTTCATCTTCCTTGTCGAACCCAGCCTTCTTACATAACTCTATAATGATGCGGAAAGCTT